GCAGTTTTTAATAGTTGTCAGCCATCACCCACTAAACGAATACGATCGCAATGTGGTACGACACATTCAATCCACTTTAAATCAACAACTTGCTTAATTATGACACTCAATAAAAAAAAGCCAAAGCCACCTGAACTCTCAGAAACTTTAGCCGAAATGAACTACCGCCAAAAACAAGAAGCCAAAGAGCTCGCAGCAAAATTTAAAAACATCAAACCCACTAAATATCTTTTAAAATGCTAAAAATATATATCGCAGGCAAAGTAACAGGATTACCAGAAAATGAAGTTTTCTCAAAATTCCACAACACCGAAATCCTTTTGGCTTTAGCCGACTTTAAAGGAGTCAATCCAATTAAGGTAGTGAACAATGTCAAATGCGAATGGAGCGTCGCAATGCGCCTTTGTATTGTCGCATTAATGCAATGTGATGCCGTTTTGTTGCTGCCGTGTTTTATTGGCAGTAACGGCGCACTAATCGAGTCAGAATTGGCACACCATATTAAAATGCCTGTATTCTATAACCTTAAAGATTTAAAAGAATGGAGAAACACGTTAGCTACAAAGTAACCTTCAAGGAAACAGCCGACGAATGGCTTTTCCAGTACCGCGAATGCGATCGAGTAATTCACGCCTTTTTTAACATCAAAGGAAAACGAGTTTTAAAGCTGTTGCAAGCCGTTCAGTTTCCCGGTACCATCGATGACATGGAAAAATGGTCGCAGTATAAAAAAGTAGTCACTATAGAATTGGTCATAAACGACTATTCGTTCGAAACCTTTTGGACAAAGTACAATTTGAAAGTCAAAAAAGAAGCTTCGCAAAAAGTGTACGACAAATTAAATCTGGTCGAAAAAATTAAGTGTTTCAACGCTCTCAAAAAGTACGATGAATTTTTAGCCAAAACAGGTCAAGCCAAAGCGCACTTAGTAACGTGGCTCAATCAAAAACGATTTAATGATGAGTATTAACCGATTATAACGTTTCGCAGTTACACGAACGGTTGGGATAAAAATTCCCAATCTTTCGATTTGTTACCCAAACATTCGGATAGTCCAAATGTTTAAATTAATCACGAATCCCCAACTGGCGTGTAACTGCTGTTATGTGAGGTTGTGGGTTTCAAAACTAAATTTATTATGAAACAATTATTTAAAAGTGAAGTAAAATTAAGAAATGAAATTTTTGATAGAACTCCTATTGCTGTTATCGAAAAGGAGTTTATAATTTCTTTTTTCAAAGAGTTACCAATTGAAGATTTAAAAAGACTTGTAAATTATGAAATTTTAAATCCGACACAAGAAAATATTAGAACAGAACCAAGAGTAAAAGAAAAATTTAGGCAATTAGCTTATGAAAATTGTATTGAATTACGATGTGAGTTATGGTTAGATAATAGCATTAACGATTTGTCTTTAGGGCAGATTTCGTAACAATCTCACATAACTCAAGGCTTGGCGATCGTTTTAATGTCGCCAAACCAAAGTTATAATCGATTTATGAAATTTAAAAAACAGTACAAATGAAAGATAAAAATTTAGCAGAACTAGAACGTGAAGCGGAATATTTTCAAGAATTAGCCAAGAAAGTAAAATTGAGCTGGCAAAAGAGTCGAAACAAACAAACTCATTTAACACCCAAAAAGAAGAAACGAAAATGATACTAGGATTTAGCACACACATCAATCGAAAGCCAACGCTTTTTACCAATAAAATTGTTAAAGCTATTTGGCAACTTTTTCCAAACCAAATGAATGAATTAGCCCATTCACAAGCCTTTCCAGATTTTTACGTTTACGAAGAGATTTCAATATTTGAACAGGAAAAATTAAACCCCAAACTCCACACCATACGTGAAGACAAAACCAACCGATGGAAAGCAGGAATGAAGATTGATTTCTTTATCAATTGCCGTCAAAAAAATATGTTCCGGTTTGCTCCGGTTCTGCCAGTGGTCGGCATTCAAAAAGTAGAGATAAAGTGGTTCGAGCTTTTCGGAAAGAAGTTGGTAAGAATATTTATTAATGACCACAGTTTTGGATCAGTCAAATTTGACGACTCCAATTTAATAGTTACGGGCGAAGTACTAGCACTCGCCCACAATGATGGCTTCAATACCATAACCGAATTCTTTGATTACTTCAACGAAGATTTTAAAGGAAAACTTATCCACTGGACGGATATGAGTTATTAATAATAAGTTTCAGTAATTATTATATACAAAGTAACCAAATTTTAGAACAGCATTAGAATCTCTAAATTTGTAGATTAAACAACATAAATATGAAATTAGAGATTAGAAAAGAGGATTATTTCAAGAGATTTGAAAATGAATTGCAAAACATTATTGAGGAAAAATTAAAGGAAATTCTTGAAGAAAGGTATTTGAAAAATGCACTTATTATATTAAATATTTTAAAGCCAGAAGACAGCATTGGTTATTTGGATGACACTGTTCTTGTTTATGGTTATGATTTACGGATACACGTTAATTTTACAGAAGACTCAAGCTTAAAATTAATTACACAAAAAATAACCACATTTATGAACAGGGTTAATAAACGATAGTTTCTATAAAAATTATTACATTTGAAATTAACTTAATAAAGAATTGTAATGAAAAATATTTACGAATTAAAATTGATGGAAGAGACGTTCCAAGACAGAGAGCAGTACAGTCAAAGTGCATTGTCCGTGAGAAGAGTTCCTGGTGGTTGGATTTTTACAGACTTTGAAGATAGTCCAGAAGACAATGCGACACAGGCAAGACTTAGCTCTGTTTTCGTTCCGTATAATGAAGAGTTTCATCCGTCAACCGACAAAAGAGATGAAGGATTTTAAAAACTTAAAACTATAAATTTAAAGACATAAAAAAAAATGAAGAAAGCACTATTATTTTTATCACTATTTATTATGCTATCCTGTAGCAAAGAAAGTAAGGTCAAGGAGGTAGCCGCATTCGAGTTTAATAACACATGGTATTGGGTTATTCAATATGAAAATGGCGCATCAAAGCAAGATGTAGAACATTACGTTAGTAAGTGGGCAAACCCAAATCAAACAAGTCATTTCTTTATATATGATAAATCAATTGACCTATCCGTTTTTAAAGACAAGGCATTTAATTTTAATACGTTTGCACAAACGGTTTTGGCTAACAAACCACAATACGGATATTACAAAATGCCTCCTGATACTAAACTTAACAATGACGCTATTTGGCTTTTAGAACAATCCCAAAAACAAAACTAATACCACGAAAAAGCCCACCTAAAAAGTGGGCTTTTTTATTGTTAAAAAGTTTTCTATTTTTGTCTTATGACTCGCAAAGAACGCCTTACTGAAAGAAACAACCAAGTACGTAAAATGTTCTACGAATTGCACGGCAAACATAAAGAATGGCGTGTAGATGCTATCATTGATAAAGTAGGCGAAAAAATGTTTTTAGCCTCCCGCACGGTAGAAGCTATCCTTAATTACGAAGGAATCTATGGCGATGCACCCGCACCAAAATCACAGCTTCAGTTGTCGCTTTAAAATACTTTTAAAACATATTTAAACGGGGAAGTTTTTAGCATTCGTTTCCGCTTCTTTTACCTGCTCAGTAGTCATTGTGCTTTCATAAGGCATTTCTCCAAACACTTTTCCGCTCAAGGCGGCATTATCTTTAAAAACTCCCTTTATAGCAATTTCAGGCACTAAGGCTGCTGGTTCCTCATCCGTTTGCTCAAGGCTGCAACGACAACCCCAATCAAGTGGTACATTGTGCGTTTTCCAAAATGCGTGGTTCATAGGCAATATCAAGCCGTCAAGCTCTTTGTGCTTTTCTCGTGTACGGGCATCGTTAACCGCATTGTATCTTAGGTTTGGGTATAAGTCCGCATCAGCTTCAAAACCTTTCCATTGCTCCACACTATTAGCAGTGGCTACCGTATGGTGGTATTCGGTTTTTAACCAGCGTTGGTTATACTCAACATTCAGTTCCGCTGCCTTTTTATTAAATTCTGACCAGGGCACAACAGCACCATCTAGCGTAAGTGCTTCTTCGAGTTGTGTTCTAAAACTCGTTTCCTTAAATGCCGAAAAAGTAGCGATATCGTCTTTTAATGCTTTCGCTAAGTCAGCGTCGTAAAATTCAGATTCGCCATTGTAGCCTAATTCAAAACCCTCTGAAAAATACGTGTTGTAATAACCCCACAATGCTTTTTTGTTTGCTTCAGAAACGTTCCTATCATCAAATAATTGTCTAAAATAAACTTCTAAAAGCCTGCTTAAAATATCGTCTTGTTTGTCCAGTTGTATCACATTGTGATCAACATCACAACATTGGGAACGATAATACAATTTAAGCAGGCTTAAGGCTTTTTTCCGTTGTCGGGTTTTTTAGTTCCGTCTTCGGTGGTTTGGGCTATTGGCATCGACTCGATTTCTACACCGTACACTTCCTCCACATACTGCTGTTTCAAAACGTAACCATTGCTCATCAATTGGCTATCGATTTTAATTTGCTTTTCAGGGTCTTTGGTTTTTTCAATCGTGATTTTGGCATTGTCAGGAATCGAATAACCCAACTTGCGCATAGCTGGAACCAATCGCTTATTCAAGAATGAAAGCATTTTCTTTTTATCACTTTTAACAACTTCTTCTAGCGTGTTTTCGTGTACGTTTCCTTGCGCTTTGCTTGCTCCATTCTCAGTAGTCATGGTTTGGTGCAAAATCAGTTTAGACAACTCTTTGTCTAGGGCTTGAATTTTCATGTAGAAAACGTTAAACGAATCTGCTTTGCTGTTTTCTTTAATATCAATTTCAGTACCTATAGGGAATACTCCATACGGTGCGCTTCCCATTTCTTCCAGCCAACCCGCCACTTCGTTTTTAACCGTTTCGCTCTGACTCGCTACTTTGGCGATGCGAATAGGCACACCAAACAATTCTTCAAACTCATCCCAAGAGCCCCAAGAGTGGCGTTTTAGAATCGTGTAAACCGCTGCCTTTTCTAATATTCCTATGTTGCTGTAGAATTTAGCATAAAGCAATATATCGTCAACCTCAGACACGTCCAGACCTTTGTTCCCGTTAATGTCATACAATAATATCTTTTGTCCTGGTACTAGCAAACCGCGGTCAATCAATTCGACTTCCTTGATGTTTCCTTTCTCAAAATCCTTAATCCATAAATAGGCTTCGCCTTTAAAGGTGGTTTTATGTGCTTCTTCTAAAACATAGTCAAACCATTCCTGATCTTCAATAAAATTAGTAAGATTGTCATCCTTAATCCCGTCAATAGAAAATATAAAATCTTCGTTAATCGTTCTCAATGTTCTATCTTCAGTAACCGCGGTCAAGTGTCCGTCAAGCAATATATCGTCATAGACTTCTTGCATCGGCCAAAAGCGAGGAATATCACTTTGATAATACGCATAACGTGCCGCCTGCCAGTCGTTAATTTCCTTACGCCATAACCTACGTTGACGGCGAATTACATCGACCATCAAATTAGTTATTTTAGTAATGTCTCCAGCATCGGCACTCGATAGGTTTACCTTTTTTGCTATGGCGTTACCGGATAGGCTTACGGTGCTCACGCGCTTTTGTGCGCTTGCAATGTTTTTATTTCTTGAGCTCATTTTATCGTAATATTAAGTCTAATTCTCTTTTTATTTTGTCGGCAATTTGCCTGTTCAAATACGCTGATTTACCAATAAATTGACGTTTGGGCATATCATCAAGTCCTTCATTATGGCGTTTTGCATAGCCTTTATAAGTTCTAAAAACCACTCTATTACTGCCTTTGCTCACCTGATATTTAAAGGAGTTTTTTAGTTTGTCGCCACCCGTATTAAAGCCTACTAAAACGGCTCTATCTGCGGTTCTGCTCCCAAAACGGTTTAAGCTTCCTGATCTTCCCACGCGGTTGGTTCTGTAGCGGGTCGAGTCTATTCCCATTTTGTCAACGGTTTTACGTTCCTGCCATTTTTCAAGGCCAGTATCAGTAAAGCCCTGGTCTCTAAAGTTTTTTGTAATAAACTTTTTGCCCTCAACACCTATCACTCGCAAAGCTTTATCTGGTATCTCCTTTGAAGCTCGAATAAGCAATTTTTGCAAATCGCTTAAGCTACCAGCCATTAGTATATGTTTTTCGGCTGCCTAGTTTCATAAATGGAACTTCGCTATCCGGTATTCCGTCGCCATCGCTATCCATAAGCTTAGGAGGTAAGTCAGGTTTAATTTTGCCGCTTGACACTTTCTCAAGCCATAGCATTGCTTCGTCATAGCGTAGCTTTGCCATTTCGTTAATTTGCTTCGTTCTGCGGGCGTAAATTTCAAAAAGCACAATTCCCTTCAGGTGCTTTAATACCGTTAAATTGCGGTCGGTTGCAGTGGCGTTAAAAATGGCAAGCGTATCAAAGTATTGAAATAGATAGCCTTTCATTACATCAATACTTTCGGCAATAATATCTGTAACAATAGCGTCATCATTGTTAATGATTTTATTAATTATTTCGTCTAACCCTACGGTTTTTAATTCTGATTTTTCTAAAAACATGTTTATGGTATTTGTGTTTGAAAGCCTATTTTTTGTTTGCTATACTTTGGATTAACGAGTCTGTAAATACTCGTTGAAAATGATATTTTATAACTCATCATTTCGCCTTCCATATCTAAAGCTTCCTCATCTGTTAAATCAAGTGGCTTAAACGAAATTCCTCGGAGCTCCTGCAACTTTTCAACGATAGAATCTATAACGTCAATTTCAATTAGTCCGTCCTGCTCATCTGTTGTGCCGTTAAACTGATTCATCCAGCCGTCCTTACAACAAAAAACAATGTCCACCGTTGCACGTCCTTCTTGCTTTTGTTCCACCATCATTCCCCAGCGTATCGATTTTATTTCAATTAAAGCCGCAGTAAAATAAGAAGGGAAATTTTCTTTAGGATTAGCAAATTGCCTGCGCTGTAAATCGACCAATTCTAAAGTGGGCAAAGTGGATAAAGCTTCTTTAATTGTTATAAATAGTTCTTTGCGTGGTGTCATACTCTACGTGTTTTTTTGCGTTGTCCTATAATAGGCGTCTGGTTGCTTTCCTCTTTTTGGCTGTAGCCAAATAGCACTCTACCTTTACGAACACATTGTTCTAAAACGTCTAGAATGTCATCTGGAGTTCTACAACCTTTTTCAAAAGCTACAATGTGCTCAATGGCCTTGTCCATATCGGGAGTATCTTTTAACCTTTCGTCAAATGTGATTAAACCCCGCATAAACGTACTGGTCAATGTGGCATCAATACGGTCGTGTTTGTCTCCTGAAGCGTGGTCAGGGAATGGAATATCTGCCGCATTGTTTTCCTCACACGCAATAAGCCAATCCGTTTCGTAGACGATTTCTTGCGCTGCCGTTGCATCATAATAAGAGATAATCGACATCCCTTTGATATTGTATTTTTTCTGCCACTCATAGTGCACATTCATTGCCGTAGGCCTGTCAATTTGTTGGTTAAAAATTTCTAAAACGTGAGCTCTTCCTTTCTCGATGGAAACAACTCCACCCGCTTTATAATCCCCACCATCCTTATAGGACAAATCCCAAAATTCAATTAATCCATTAAAGATTTGATTGCCGTGAGTTTTCTTAAATCGGATCCATTCCGCTTTAATACGTTTCCCTTCCTCAACAGGGTTATTAAAATCCTCTCTTTGGCTGGTGTGGTAATCCGTATCGTTTACAATGTCCTTACAATCCTGCACACTATACCGTTCTGGCCAACTTGGTTTGAATTTATCATCGCATAAATTGACGGTGCTAATTTTGAAGTTTGGCGATTTCTTGTTTTTTTCGGCATAGCCGTCAACAATTCCGTTTTTTACGATATAGTTGTTCGCCATGACCTGACGAAACCGTCCTTTTTGTCCTGCCTTACCTAAATCGCCCGTTAATTTCTGAACGTTCTCTTTAGTAATATCAATATTTTTGGCTTGCTTGCGGTCTTCTAAATCGTCCATAGATGCAAAGTCAGGACGGTTAGCATTGTTACGCAGTCCTCTAAAAGGCTGGTTTAGTCCTAAAGCCTTAAACATCTTTTTATCGTTGGTCTCAAACTGACCATCTGCCCAGGACCCGTATTGCATTTGCATACCAAAATCCTTAATATATCTTTCGTTACTCTCTAGATGCAATTGCACATCAGATAGTAATAATTTACCGGCATCAAGTGTTCGGCCAATGATTAAACCAAAATTAACCTCGTTGTTTTCCTTCAGGTGGCACAAGTTCCCCACATTAGTATGTATCGACTTTGCAGCACCACGAAACCAACGGCGTTGTTGCTTGATTAAAGGGTTTTTAAATAGTTCTATATAACTGGTTAAATGAAATTTAGCGCATGGAGCATCGGCAAGGGCTAATCCTGAATTCACGCCATAGTAATACTCAAAGAACTCTAAATAGTTCTCAGGCTTTAATAGTCGTTTAATACGTGCTTCCTGTTCAGCAGTTGTTTCCTTAAATAAGGACGCGCCAGAAAGCAATTGGATTCTTTTGGATTCCAAGTTGTATTTTTCAAGAGCTTGTTTTAGTTCTGTCTTAGTCATTACTCACGAGTTCATTTACATATTTATCAAAATGCACCCTAATGGCTTGTAGTTGTTCTAAGATGTCATCACGCTTTTTACCTGTGTTGTTTCCAGCCTGAACGACCATAAACTGACTAAAAGCGTCAAAGCTTTCCATAGTGTGAACTGCTTTTTTTCGATCGTCATCCATACGATCAAAAGCGGCTGAAATCTTAGCTAAATCATCCGCTTTATGCGTTGGCTTTTTACCGTCACGAATGTCTAGAACATACTGAAGGATTAGCTTTTTAATCTCGGTTGGCCGTATTGCAAAAAGTTCTTTTTCATTTTCCCAAGAATGAAGCTCGCGCCAGTTCCCTAGCGTTTTAACTCCCACACCTAAAATTTCAGATATATTGGTCAAGGAAAATCCTTTTACAAATAGATCCTTTGCCTGACTCTTCTTATAGTCACTTTGCGCAGCGGTCATTCTGCCTTTGCCCTTACTTGTAGTTTCCATCGATGTTCAGGTTTCCGTTTTCCTCAAACTTTATGTTATTAATTTTCATACCATCGTACTCAAGGTTTTTCTTAGCGTCAATTAAAAACGGCATATAATCGTCATCACTTAACATTTTGCTGAGTCCAACGCCTAGCTCTGGAAATTCCTTGAATTCGCCTTTTGTAGCGATCAATATATGTTCCTGGTGCGTGTTGTCAGAATAGCCTAAAACAAAGTCGCCATTAGCCATCTTTAAATCTCCTATTTTGTCTAAAAGTATATCAGTCATAGGGCAAAGTTCAGCATATAATAGGCTTGTAAAAATTGCAATATCAACGCTTGTATCTAATTGATACAATGCTTGTATTGATTAAGTCCAAGCCTTGAAACTGCGTTTTTTTTTACTTTAAAACCGCCCCAATTTTGTCCTCACAATCATCACGAATCCAAATTATAATAAGCCAATGACACACGATTTCATTATTAATACAGAAAACGTAAACGAGTATAAATACCGAATTCTAACAGGCGGTATTGACTTCGAACAATACCTGCGTAATCCTGTAGTGTTGTATTTGCACGAGCGTGACTCATATAAAAACAAGGGCACGGAAGTCATAGGCCGTTGTATTAAACTCTTTGTCCAGGATAAGAAACTAATAGCGACAATTGAGTTTGACGAAAACGAGCCATTTTCTAAAAAAATAGCTGACAAAGTAGCGGGCGGATTTATTCGAATGGCATCAATGTATGCCGATGTTATTGCGGCTTCATCAGAACCCGAACTGGTAATAGAAGGTCAATTATATGAAACGGTTACTAAATGTAAACTGGTCGAGATTTCTATTGTACCAATAGGAGGTAATGATGACGCATTAAAATTGTCTAAAAATGATGGACAAGTGAAATTGAATAAACTAAATGTTAAAAATGAAGATATGGCAGATTTAAAAACAATTGCCCTTGCATTGGGTAAAGCGGCGGATGCGTCAGAAAGTGTGATCCTTGACACCATTACAGGGGTGAAATTAGCGGCTGAAACTGCTGAAAAGAAAGTGATTGAGCTACAAGCGCAAATTCAAGGAATCAACACTACAAGCGCAACAACATTAGTTGAAAAAGCGGTCAAACTAGGACTGATCCCTGAAACGTTGAAAGCTTCTCAAATCAAAGCATTTGATGGCGACTTTGAAGGACAAACAGTGATTCTTACCAAATTGATTGCTGATAAAGAAGCGGCCAATACTCAAGCTGGAAACGTTGACAAAATCAAAGAGGTGGTTTTGAACGGTAAAGCGACAGTTCCAGCCGGAACAACTGACGGCCAAGAAACATTTGATTATTTACAAAAGCACGATGCAGTGAAGCTGTCAAAAATCAGAGAGGATGAACCTGCAAAGTATGCAGAATTAGCCAAAGCCTATCAGGCAGGTGTGAGACACAAAGCGTAATTAATTAATCCCATTTATAAAAAAAAGATATGGCAGGTTTACAAAAAGAAGTATGGATTGCGGGTATTCAAGAAAACCCAATCCCAGATAACAGCTTTGTTTTTGCATCTCAGGACAAGTCCGAGTATGTAGAGAACAACAAACTGCACCTTGCTGAGGCAGGTATCGAACCAGATGTTCACGAGGACTACTTTGCAGGTAGTGAAACTGATTTGCCATTGGCTACAATCAATGACATTCCGAATGAAGTAATCTTAAAAACGTATTCTACAGATAGAACACGTCACAGAGATTTGCAAGAAGTAGAATTGCAGTACAACAAACGTGCTTCAATTACTAATCGTCATAAAACTTCATTGGCGAAAAACCTTGGTAAAAGAGCGGCTTTTGCTTGGGCACCAGCGTTGGATAATACAAATAATAAAATTATTACTGTAGGTGCTGGGAAGTTTATTAGTGCAATCATTAAAATGAAAGCATTTTACAACGGCCTAGACATGTACGATAATTTGAACATTTGTTTGACAGCCGAACACATGGGGATTATTGAAGAAGAAGATACTGTTTTGTACAAGAAAATATTGGACACAAACAAGATGTACGGCTTTAAAGTGTACAACTACAATCAAACGGCATTATACACTGCGGCTGGAGCTAAAAAACCATACGGAACGGTAAAAGCTGCCGATGATAAAAACTGCTCTTTTACTTGGTCTTCTGACGAAACATTTAGATGTTTTGGAGATACTGAGATGTATGAAACTATCCGTTCAGCGGCTTCACAAGCTGACGAAATCTCATTCGCTCAAAGAGCTCTTGTAGGTAACATTCGTGCAACCAATCCTAAATATTTAGGAGCAATCTTAAGCTAGTATGGCAAAAGCACAAGAAAAAGCAACGGCATCTGTAGCAGATGCCATTGCTAAAACAGTATCTGAGTACTTTGGAACAGTTGGTTCAAAGGACGAACTGTTTTCGACGGCTGACGGCAATGTTTTTGAAAACCAAGGTTTTGCAAAAAATCATGCTACCACGCTAGAGGATAAAAATGTAACGCCACATAATAAGGCTAAGGCCATAGAAGTGGTAGCTGAAGAAGAAGTTGGAGGCGCAATTACGCTAAATGAGGATCAATTAGAATTATTAACTAATGGTTTGACCAAAGAGAATTACATCCCTTTGAAACAATTGGCTGATTTTCTAAAATTAGAAACTCCCGACAAAAAATCAGAAACAATCATTGCGGCTTTAACGGCATATAGAGAATCATTGTAAAAAATGAGAAATATAACTCATATAGTTGTTCACTGCACTGGTGCGGCACAAAGCCAAACTATTGACTCTATAAAAAACTTTTGGAAAAATGTTAATAAATGGAGAAACGTAGGGTACCATAAAATTATTGAGGCTAACGGAACTGTCTCTGAATTAGCAAAACCTTCTGAAATAACCAACGGTGTCGCTGGCCATAACAGCAAGTCATACCACATCTGCTATATAGGCGGTAAAGATGGTAAAGACAATAGAACGGAATTTCAGAAGGCCACGCTTTTACTTGAGCTTAAAAAAGCAAAAAAAATGTTTCCAAATGCGATCATATTAGGTCATCGGGATTTGTCTCCTGACTTGAACAATGACGGGATTATTCAATCTAATGAGTGGACTAAGCTTTGCCCAAGTTTTGACGCTAAAAAAGAATACAAAGATGTATAAGAAACTAGTTTTAGTATTTGTTTGTTTATGTTGTTTTTTGACTTCCTGTCGTACATCACGACAGGAAACTCAAAAAAGCAGTTCTACATCAGAGCATTATATTGAGAACAAAGAAACGTATCGCGATACGCTTATTTATGCTCCAAAGGCTGAAACAAGCCTAAAGATTGCAATTGCTGAGTTGGCCTTTAAACCTGGTTTAAACGCTATTTCAAAACCCAAAACATTCACCCAGAAAAACGGGAACGCGACGGCAAAAATAAGGATTGAACATGATACCGTTTTTGTCACTGCAACCTGCGACAGCCTAACGATTGTTGCTAAAATTAAAGAACAATTAAGAACAGAAGTAACCGCTACAGCTCGTAGCGATGTCGAGAATTCTAAATCTAAAACGGGGTTCAACGTCTTTGATGTTTTAGGCTCATTTTTAATAGGTATAATTCTAGGTGTTGGCGTTACGCTCATCTTTAAAACAATTTCAAAAGTATGATACCAAATATTTCATTCAACATCTCTAGTAATGGTCTAGGGTTGCCACAGGCCGAAATTCAAAAGATACCGGGCTTTGTTCTAACAGGTGTAACCGTTGTAGGTGCTAATAAAGTAACTGCGGGCACATCTTACCAAATTTTCTCGCTTGAAGAAGCGGTTAATTTAGGCATTGCTGAAGGCGGAACAAACGATTTTGCGTACAAGCAAATAGCGGCTTTTTATGCTCAAGCTAAAAAAGGCGCTGAACTGTGGTTTATGCTTGTATTAGGAGCCGTAGCCATGGAAGATCAAGCAGATATTACCAAAGATTACGCCCGCAAATTGTTGAGTGATGCCAAAGGTAAGATTCGTGTTTTAGGCTTATTGAAAAAGTCTGGAACAACAGAAACCATCACCGATGGATTAGATGCTGATGTGCATTTGGCAGTAGTCAAAGCTCAGGCTTTGGCACAAGACTTTGCCGATCGTTACTATCCAGTGCGAGTATTGATCTCGGGGAATAAGTTTAGCGGTGTAGTAGCTGATTTAAAAGATTATGCAACGACTAACTACAACAAAGTAGCCATTCTGTTGGCAAATACTGACGGATCAAAAGAGGCGGCCATTGGCTTAACTCTTGGACGTTTAGCCAGTACTCCAACTCAAAGAAAATTGAGCCGTGTTAAAGATGGAGCAATTGAGCCTTTTGCGGCTTACTTCACCAATGGTGCTACAGTAGCGACACTTGATACTGCTTGGGATGCCATCGACAACAAGAACTACACCTTTATGCGAAGCTTTGCGAACATGTCGGGCTTCTACTTTACAGGTGACAAAACCTTGACGGTAGCGACAGACGACTTTAATAGTTTGGCTCGTGGTCTAGTGATGGATGAAGCTGTTTTGACTGCTTATACCACATTGGTTCAAGAACTGTCAGACGAAGTGCCGGTCACTACAAGCGGAACCATTCACCCTGCGATTATTAAGAGCTGGCAAAACTCGGTTGAAAGAGACTTGAAGGCGAACATGGTCGAAGACGGTAAACTATCAGGTGTAAAGTGCTTTATTGACGAAAATCAAAACGTGCTTCAAACCAACAATGTAGATGTAAGCTTGCAACTATTACCAGTGGGCTACTCAGATTTCATAACGGTAAACATTGGCTTTACCACAACATTAGACTAGTATGCTGTATAGTAGTAAACAATATTCTTGGAATGATATCTCGATCGTAATTGGTGGTCGTATCATTGAAGGCGTGGAAGATATAGAGTACACATCCAAACAGGACAAAGCAGTATTAAGAGGTAAAGGTCCTAAAGGTCACGCCATCACGAGAGGAAATAAAGATTTTGAAGGTAAAATTACCCTTTGGCAATCTGAGATCGAATCAATGATTTCTGAAGCGCCAAACAAAGACCTATTGTCTTTGAGTTTTGATGTTATTTGGGCTTTTGTACCAGATGATGGCGGGGCAACCGTTACTGATGTCTTGACGACTTGCGAAATCACCGAATACAAAAAAGGAATGAAACAAGGCGATAAGAATATGCTTATCGAATTGCCATTCATCTTTTTAGATGTTAAGCCTCAACAATAAAAAAAATGCGTTCAACAACTGGACTCTTTATGATGCTGATCGGGATGATCAGTTTCACGATGTCGGCAACTACACCGACTTTGGAGCAAAAACAAGAACCTAGTTTCACACAGGGGATTATCCCTTACGAAATTGGAAACGTAGCTTTAGTAACTGATTTTTCATTTCATACTGAAGTATTTTATTTTGACCAGGGTCAAAGCTATTTGTATCGCTCGCTAGACTTAAAAAACAACACTTTTGCCACCGTTTTAGACGTAGGTTGGTGTCAGGAATGGCGACCAATTTTTAGTACTACATATAAAGAAAAGTTGCAATCTAACTTTAGTATTGGTCACAAGTTGCGAATATCTAAGATAGGAATAAAGCAAAATAGGGACAACTGCTAGGTGCAAATTAATAATATGTAAAAAGCCATTCGCCTTGGCGGGTGGCTTTTTTTATAAACAAAAAAACAACAAACAAAATGAAAATTGAAGACACACAAATCCAAGAATGGAAAGATAAATACGGCAGCGTTTACGCTTTGCCTGTAGAAGACAAAACAGCTTATTTGCGTGAGCCGAAAATGAAAGATTTCAAGCGCGCTTTTACTGCTATGCAGGATAGTGGCGATTTAGCTTTTGGCGAACAAATGATCAACTTACTTTTTATTGGTGGTGATGAAGAAATCAAAACCAATGATGAGTATTTCCTTCCAGCGCGTAAGGAGATCAAAGAGTTTTTCAATTTTGATGAAGCCGAAATTACTAAAGAAAAAAACAACCATATCATTACTATTGGCGATGCTACTTGCAAAGTGCGCATGATCACTAGGGATGATTTGAAACTAGCTGAAAAGAAAAACCCGGGCAATAAACCATTTGTTACTCAAGAAAAATTATTCGAAGCGGTCTGTACTTCAAAAGATGCAGCCTTTGACGATAGAGATAATGCAAATGTGCGTTTCCCGTTGTACCAAGCTATTGAGAAGCTACAAAACATGAAAGTGGCGATTATAAAAAAGCTTTAGAAGAGGCGGTTATTGACAACAATGACCCCTCATCTTTTGATTACGTGACAGAATCAGGAGCAAAACTACATATCAATTTTAGGTTGTTAGATGCCTACTTACGGTATTATATGCACATTAAAAACCCTCAAAAATTGAGCGATCTTGAATGGTGCGAAGAGGTGCAAAACTTGCATTTCATAAGAACAAAAGAAAAAGAATCATCCCAAAGCTAATACTATGAGTGCTTACGAATTTATTATTCAAATGAAAAACTACGCTAGTTCATCCTTGAACCAAATAGCGGCTAGTGTTGGTATGACTAATAATCGTGTAGGCGAATTGAACAACAATTTTAGAACTACTGAAAGAACTTCTAGTTCATTTACCAACACAATGGGAAGCGGCTTTAAAAGTTTGATTGGTTTAGTAGGTGCACTTGGAATAGGACTTGGCGTTATAGGCAGTATAAAAGCTGTTTTCAATATGGGTGTCGAGATGGAACAAACCAACATTAAGTTTGAAGTCCTCCTTGGTTCCGTGGATAAAGCCACCGTGATGCTCAAAAACTTGAATGATTACGCTAACGCGACACCTTATAGTAATGAAGGTATTATAAAAGGTGCTGAAACGATGCTTGGTTTTGGTATTGCTAATGAAAAAATCATGGGTAATATGAAAATGCTGGGTGATGTTGCCATGGGGAATCAGGAAAAGCTAGGCGGTTTATCATTAGTATATTCTCAAATTATGGCTACTGGCCGATTAATGGGTCAGGATTTATTGCAATTAATTAACCAGGGCTTTAACCCGCTGCAAGTGATATCCGAAAACACAGGAATCTCTATGGGTGATTTAAAGAAGAAAATGGAAGATGGTGCAATAAGCGCGAACATGATTGAGGAAGCGTTTAGGTTGGCTACAACCGAAGGTGGAAGATATTACGATATGTCGAATAAAATGGCAGAAACTGCGGGAGGTAAATGGAGTACTATGATGGGAACATTGCAAAATGTTATTTCTAAAGTAGGAATGGCATTTGCCACTTGGGTTTCTCCTTTAATTGATATAGGAATTACTGTTACTAATAACATTATTCCTTTTGGCCATGCAGTTGCAGGTGTCATTAAATGGATAACAGACGCAAAACCGCTGCTGTTTTTCTTTGCCGCTTTGATTACAGGATTAGGAATAAGCTTTGTCGCTACGAATGCAAGTTTTTGGCTTTTCTCAATTCAGTTTGCAATTTTTGAAGCTCAATTGTGGTTAGCAACGGCTGCGCAAACTGCTCTTAACTTTGTTATGAGTATGAATCCAATAGGATTGGTTGTAATTGCTATAGCCGCATTAATAGCTATTGTCTGGACGCTTTGGACTCGATTTGAAGGATTTAGAGGAATTGTAATGGGGACTTGGGAAGTTTTAAAAGGTTTTGGAACTGCGATTAAAGAATATGTAATCAATAGAATTCAAGACTTGCTTTCAGGTATTACTGGAATTGGAAGTGCTCTTAAGGCATTTTTTAGCGGTGATTTTAAAAGTGCATTCGAGATAGGTAAGAAAGCAGTAGGTGATCTTATGGGCGTTGACTCTAAAAAGAAATTGTTTGATGACGGCTTAAAAGCCGCCAAAACATTTTCTAAAGGATATAACGATGGTGTAAACATGAAAGCTAAGGAAGCGGGAGTTGAACCAGCCGCTAAAAAGGCAGTTGTCCCTGATTACTTGAAAAAGGAAAAATCTGAAGCTTTCGCTGATTTGATGAATGATACCGGAAAAGGTGGAAAAGGTAAAAAAGTTAAGGGTGATAAATCGGATAATATAGTTTCGGGTGGTTCTAGAATGACTACAATAAATATCACTATTTCAAAACTTCAAGACGACACTAAAATATTTGTAGAATCGACTGAAAAAGGAATTGAGCAATTAGGCGAAAAAGTACAAGAGTTATTATTGCGCGCTGTAAATAGCGTGAACCAAATGCAAACCAACTAATGGCTGAATTTAATATAAAAGAAATACTAGTACGTGCTACACTCGATTATATAGGTCCTGCTTTCCCAATGTGGTGGAAAAAGAACCAGTCAAGATATAAGCTACCGGACTTGTTAGGCATAAACGCCAAACAGTTAATGGGTGCTAAGTATTTTATGACATTAAAAGTGTCGTATAAAGGTGAACAATTTCTTTTTCCAAATGAGCCTATTATTTCGATAGGGATGTCTAAAACTATTGTAAAAACGGCAACCGTAGGGAAGAAAAAGAAACGTTCCGTAAAGGAGTATATTACTACAGACGATGAAGTGATTACAATAAAAGGTGTGTGTATCAATTTGAATGATCCGGAAGCTTATCCAGCGGACCAGGTTAAATTACTAAATGATCTGTTTGAAGTTAACGATGCTGTTGACATTGAGGACAACGCTTTTTTTGAACTGTTTGGTATTCGAAAAATAGTTCTTGAAAGTTTGGATTGGGATGAAATGATTGGAGAAAGCGGATTGCAAAAATACACGATTAGAGCACTAGGTGACGATGATTTTTTTGCTGATTTAAATGATAAAAACAAAAACAAAACCAACCTATTGAGCTAATGTATATACTGGATGGAAAAGTAGAGATAGGCGAATATGTGTTTAATGCTGTTCACGGTATTGAAATTACAAAGTCGGTCGATGATTTGAGCGATACAGCACTTATTAAACTGCCTAGCCGTTTTAAAATTCGTCAAAATGGAGTGCAAAAATATACTGAAGAAGCTATAAAAGTGGGTGATAAAGTCATCATTACTTTGGCCTATGAGGGTATTTACGAAGGTGTGGAGTTTACGGGTTTTGTTAAAAAAATAAGCCCCAAAACCCCAGTTGAAATTCAATGTGAGGATGCGATGTGGCTGTTAAGGCGAAACAATATCAATATAAGTTGGGCTAAAACGAGTATTAAAGAAATTGTTCAGGAAGTAATAAAGGGAACTCCAATAGAGATGTCACGCTTTATGAAAGGTCAAGATATTCCACTTAATAAATGGACTGTTAGAAACGCAAACGGCGCGCAAGTGCTGGAAAGCTTAAGAAAGGATTTAGCGCAAACGGTATTTATTGACGATGAAGGAAAATTGTATGTAGGCTTACAGCAGTTGACAAATATAGGTGAAACGGTTGTTTATGATTTGAATTACAATCTGGTTGAAAACAACTTAGAGTTTAAAAGTGCAAACGAAAGGCGCATTAAGATCAAGTATAATTATATAGACCCTAAAACAAACAAAAAGGAAAGTGTTGAGTTTGGGGACATGGATGGGGAACAACGAGAGTACACCACTTCAGTAGTTTCAGATAAAAAGCAACTGGAGAAGATGGCAAATGCTGAACTGGCAAAAATGAAGTATGACGGTTTTGACGGTGATGTGGTTAGTTTTTTAGTTCCATTCGCCACCAGGGGAATGAAAGCTAAATTAATTGATGAAGAGCACCCTAACCGTGAGGGAAATTATTTTATAAAAAAGGTTGTCACGAGTTTTGATACTGGAGGCGCAAGGCGAAAAGTAACTTTAGGCAGTAGGTTATAGAACTAATAGGGATGAGATTGCTTTGCTTCGTGCCTCGCAACTCATCGTAATGACAAAAAAATGAGCGAATTAACAGAGGCATTTAGAAGATTAAAAAAAAGAGATGTAGATACGTTTCCCGCCGTTGTTGTTTCAGTAGATAAGGACAAAGGAACTTGTGTTGTTGAGGCAGATGGCTTGAAGCTTTTAGATGTTCAGCTATCAGCAATATTGGATGGGAACAATCAAAAATTTTACTTGTTTCCAAAGGTGGAAAGCTCTGTTTTGATTAGTCCGATAAATGAAGATATAAACAGGTTGTATGTTGAGGCTTACTCAGAAATTGAAAGTTTGGATTTGAATATCGAGCAAGTTCAGTTTCAAGTGGATAAGGAAGGTTTTCTTTTTCAAAAGGAAAATGAAACACTCAAGAGATTAATGATCGATTTGATTGCAGCAATTAAGGGGATGAGTTTTACACTGACCACTCCTGATACTATTAACGGTGCGACGACATTATTAAATAACACGGCACAATTTGAAGCCGTTGAAAATAGATTTAATCAGTTTTTAAAAGGGAATTAAGTATGAATGATTTATTAGTTGCCTTTATAGGTATTGTTTCAACTGGAGCCACAAGTTACTTGACTTTTTTGTTTGCTAGGAGTAAATACAAGCAAGAAGTAGAAAAAATAAAAGTCGAAGTTTTACAGGCTAGGGAATCAGCCGACACTATCGCCATTGATAATGACATTAAATTGTCTGGACATTATAAAGAGATTCTGGATGATTTAAAAAACCGCTATGAAGATCGCTATAAGGAATTTGAGGCGATGATGAATAGAAAATTCAGTCTACTGGAAGAGGAAATAAAATTGAAAGATAGAAAAATAAAGCTTCAGCAGGTAGAGATTATCGAACTAAAGCGAGAAAACCGAACACTTAAAGCTCATGCAAAAGCAAATATTACATAATCAAAGCTTACTTGATATTGCAGTTCAAAGCAATGGTACGGCTTTAAGTGTTTTTGAAATTGCTATTAAAAATGGAATTTCGATAACAACTGAAATGGTGCCAGGACAAAACATTGAACTTTTTGAAAGTCCAATTATTGATAGAGAAATTGTTGACTATTTCGCCGCCAAGGAAATGATAGTAGCTACTGGCTTTAATGGCTTACAAGAAGAAAACATTATACCACAGCTTGGCATAGGCTCAATGGCGATAGGCTCAACATTTATAGTAGGGTAAAAAAGATTGCAGATTTTTGATTAACGATTTTTGATTTCAGATTTAACAACATGGCTAGAACGATACAGGTAATACAACAAGAAATGTTTGACGCTATTGCGGCAGACGAAAACTTAACAGAATTAAATTCTTCCAGCAAAACGGCTATTTATAGACTCTTTGTGTTTGTAGTTGCATTTTCAATTTGGATTTTAGAAACTTTATTTGACACCCATAAAAAAGAAGTCGAAGACATTATCGAACAAAAATTTCCGCACCGTCCGAGTTGGTACCGCAGTAAAGCGTTGGCATTTCAGTATGGATTTAATTTGATTGCGGATTCGGATAAATACAACAACAATGGCTTTACGGTTGAACAAATCGAAAATTCAAAAATTATAAAATACAGCGCTGTTACGCAAAACGGCGGACAGTTATTAGTTAAAATCGCCTCGGAAAATGCGGGAGTTTTAGCGCCAATCACACCCACGCAAAAAGAAGCTTTTGAAGCTTACATTAAAGAAATAGCCGATTGTGGCGTGAAGTATATCGTGGTGAATAATTTGCCTGATATTTTGCTTTTGAATATGCAAATATTTCGTGATCCCTTGGTTTTGGATGATACAGGTATGAGCCGTTCAAACGGAAACAAACCCGTTGAAGATGCCATTTTAGAATACATGAAAGAATTGCCCTTTAATGGCGAACTGGTTCTGGCGCATCTCGTGGATAAGTTACAGCTGGTAGAAGGTGTTAAGATTCCGCATATTGTAATTGCCGAAAGTCGAGTGATTGATTTAAGTATTAGCGATTATGGATCACCGCAACCAATCACGGTTAAAACAGTTCCCGAAAGCGGCTATTTTACCGTGCCTAATTTTGATAACGTTAGCTATGTGGTATAACCCTTCGACTCCGCTCAGGATGATAAAAAAACAGGAATATGTGGTATAAAATAGATTGGGATCGTTTGATATTATTGCTCTTGCCGACCTTCTTGCGAAAGCCTGTTTTGTTTGGGTACATCAAAGCTTTGATTGCGCCCATTGCGAGCTTGCATTATAAGTGGGAACAACTGCGTGTGGCGAATTTAAAAAAGCTGTCGTACAACTCGCAACGGTGTTATTTGCGCGGCGCATTAAATGACATTGCTGATCCCGACCAAAGGCGAATTTACATCGACGAAGTACCCGAGTTGAATGCGAGCTATTTGTACCAACCCGAAGAGAATTTGGATTATTACCTGGACACAATGTTTTTGGACTTGGATTATACGGCAACAGGCGAAACGGTTGACTTTATAGTCTATGTGCCCGAACAAATTTTGACAGACAAAAAAAACGAAATCATTGCAACGCTTGAATTTTACAAGCTGGCTGGAAAAGCATATAAAATACTGACGATATGAATACAATTAATTTTAATTTACTCAACGGCTTACCGATGAACCAAGCCGTTTTGGATCGGCTTCAAAAGGCGTATTCGATGTTTAATGCACTTGGGAATATTGTTGGCGAAAAAACAATTATTTCGGGTTGTACCGTGTCAGGCTCAACCGTGAGCGATGGTGTTGTTTTTGTGAATGGCGAAGTTTTTAATTTTAAAGGCGGTATTGTGTCGCCTACGGTTAGGATTAAAGAAGACGTCACCAATCTTACCTTTAAAGACGATAATGCGTACCCAGTCGTAAAAACCCGCTACCTAGAATTTGGTTCTGGCGTTGGTGCGATTGATTGGGCTGACTTTAAAAGAGGTTTTGCGACCAAAGATATTGTTGCCGGACTTTTGGGTAAAGCCGATCAAAGTTCGTTTGATGCGCTTTCTGCAGCCTTTGTACTGGTTTATGAAAAGATGTTGACAATTGATGTTGGAGCAGAAAAAAACGTGCAGCCAAATTGGACGCAAGCAGACGACACCAAAGATGACTTTATTAAAAATAAACCATCAACAATTAGTGTTTTGAAGAAAGGCGTTTTTGCTGTGGCAGATTTTGCCGCTGATAGTTTGCAAACAGTAACTTTTCCGACCGTAGGAACGAACAATTATATGGTTGTTGGCTCTATGGTTTCAATTGGCACCAACTACGATAATGACAATGATGTTATATGGATGGTCAGAGAAAAAACCAACAGTTCGTTTAAGCTAACACTTAGAGAACTTGGCGGTGCCATCCAAAATTTAAGTTTCGAATACATGCTAATACCACTAACATAATGGCAACTAAAAATACAGTTAAAAATTGGTTTCTTACAGGCTTAAAACCAACACAGGCACAATTTCATGCGTTCTTTGATTCCATTTTTTGGAAAGGCGAAAAAATACCCGTTGCAGACATTGAAGGAATTGAAAATATATTGAACGCTAAAGCCGAAGCGGCGGTGTTGGATGCGCACTTGATTGATTCTGGGGCTCATGCTGATTTGTTTGGTGATTTTGTTACTGTTGATGACTTGGATAATTATACCTTGAAAGGTGGTTCTGACTTAACAGCAAAAGGCCTAAGCGATAAAATCGACGATGTCTACCAACCAAACGTATTAATCTCTTCGGTACAGCCAACACGAGCAGCTAACAAATTCACCTATCCCGCATTGAGCTATGATGTACTGATTAATAAAGTACGCTACAAAAACTCGTTAAAATTTGAAACTACGATTCTTGCAGCAGCAGAAAATTTCAAGCGAACAGATTTAGTCTATATCACGATCGATGGCGTGATGGGAATAAAAGTTGGCGCAGAAAACACGACTGTTTCAGTTCGTCCTGAATTAACAGCCAATGAGGTTGCTGTTTCTTTTATCAATGTATTTGGAAATGATGTGGAAGCGCCAGTAGCCGTTGACAATAAAGTTTCAATTCAGAATTCTATTGGACAGCACCAATTTTACATGGAAGATTTTCTACGTGTAAGAGGTGTTGATTTTGATGATTCAACCAAACAAATAATCATATCTCCATTGTCTCCAAATACAGCATTTGTTGACAATTTGAATGGAAATGACGCTACGGCTGAAATAGAAAATTCAAAAAAACCATTTAAAACGATTGATGGCGTATTTGCTAGATATACAGCAGATCAATCAGTTACAGCATTTGTTAGGTTGTATTTAGTGAATGCCTCAGTCTATCCTTGGAATAACAAAATATACAACATATCATTTGAAATATATTCGGACAAAGCAGCTACGGTGGATATGAGTGGGGCATCTTCAGGTAGCATCTTTATAAATTTTAACGTTTCGTTAAGATATACAATGTATTTAAATATACCATTAGGTACTTTAAGAAATAACAAATTAACAACGGGATGTAGTTTTAGTAATGAAGATTTTTCCACGGTAGTTAATTTAAAATCAATAAATTGGACTTGTGACTCAACTGTTTTTGGAACACTGGAAGGGGTAATTTTTCTAACGTTATCTGAATTGACTTTGGTTGGTAACCTTATGGTTTATTCAGGAATAGTAAAAACTCCTTTAAGTTTAGCTAAATTAAGTATAGTAGGTAAAATAAATAATCCGTTAGGTATAATAGTCAAGGAACTTACAATACCATCAGGGGATGCTCCATTTGCAAACGGTGAAGAGTGGACAATAGGGAATATTTTTGGAAAACTTAATTTCTCGTACACGCATAACAGCACTATCAAAATAAAGTTCAACGACTCAATTATAACCGAGGGAATAAATTTTGCTGGTAATGATCAAGGGAATATCGTTTTTTCAGGAAATATTAAAAGCACGATTATAACAGGTTCAATTCTTGCAAATAGAGCGGATAGAATCGGAACAATGACGTGGACTGACTTAACGATTCAAGACTTGAAAAGTAATGGAATATTTTTCCATGGTGGATATATAACTCTGAAGGTAATAAACTGTTACATAAATCAGACTGTAGGGACCTGGTTGTTTAGAAATACTGGAAAGACATTAGGCAACTGTTCTTATCGAGTTGAGAAAACTACACTGCGTCAGGCTACGCCAGGAGTATTGTTGAGTTTAGATAACAATAACCTAATCACAACCATAGATATTGGCGGATTTGAAAGTAATTGTCTGTCTATTACAGACGTAAAAAATAGCCCTATAACTTTTGATTTACTTTCGTTTAAAGATAAAAAGAGGGAAATTGTAATTAGGTCAAAAATTGATCTAGTTGACAGGGTACTGGATTCAGAAATGAATTATATGATTGATGGTGTGATAAATTTGTTACCAACCGAAAGAATCATCGTTCCAGTTGGGGGACTAAGTATTTCAGGATATGGATTCGATGTATCAGCGATTAGAGCAACGCAACCAAATTCAATTATTTACCAAAGCCCAACTGGTGGTTGTGGTAATTTATTTATTCAAAACTTGAGTCACGAGGCTTCTGGTGGTGGCAGTAAGGTATTTGATTTAACAAATGCGGGAGCGCCAACTGGAGGCGCAGATGCAATTGAATTAGGAGTTGTGAATTTTGATAACTGTGATTCATTAGGAATTCTTAAAAACTTTAGACAAGGTCTTTGGGATAATATCGGAGCTTTTGGATGCAAGGACGGCCTGACTTTGGAAGGTGTTTGGAGCGGAGGTTTTAGGGCTGATTTAGTAATTGTAAGGAATTTTGGAGTTGCGAGTGTCGGTGGTACTTTATTCAAGAAAGGCGCAGGCCTTTTGTTTAAGAGTAGATTTTTAACTGACATAAATGCGGATTTCAAAACCAGTGGAAGTTTATCAGATTTTGATTCATCTACATTCAATACTACTAAACTGTATCAGGTCAAAGCAGCTCAGGTTACAAGGAATAACGTATTGGATGACACCCAAAATTACACTGGAACTCTTAACGCTTTCAGTCCTGAATGTGACTGGAGTGGAAATAATGGAATGAAAAATAGCAACATCCACCCATACGGAATCTCAACTGACAAGATGAATGCGTATTCAAATGACGCTGCAGCAGCGTCAGGAGGAATTGCCGTGGGTCAGGTTTATGTAGAAACTGTTACGGGTTACTTCAAGACTCGACTAGCGTAG